GCTAGTACTACCAACAAGATTAATTGCCTTTTTATCTTTTTTGCCTGACATCTCTGTCTCCTTTTTATTTATTAACTAGTGTTTTACAGGATATAACGATACCCTTATAAATTGTCCGCCATGAAAAATTGCCTCTCCGCCAGTGGTATCCTCTGTATACCAGTAAAATCTAATACTCTTCGCACTCTCCCTATTATCAAAACCTCCAGAAGTAATAAGCGATGCTGCCATATGACTAAAATTAACATCAGTCCATGAGCTTATATCTATATCATCCCATATAGGAACAGTAGCATCTTTAAATTGACCTGTTTCAGCATTAAGAACATCTGCATATTGAAATTGTACTGTAAGTCCACAATTTCCCGCTCCACGAACTGGCAAATGTCCATAACTATTAAATACCATTAAAAAATCATTGTGATTTATATATTCCATTGGGATATTCTTTGAGTAGATATCCGTCTCTGTTGCCGCAGTAACACCCCCATCTTGAGGAGCATGGGGTAACTTCATCCAACAATGAATACCTCCATCATAAACCTTTTCACCTATATCAGATGCTGCAATTGTATACGTATACACTGTAGATTGCGTATATGTCGTATTATCAGACCCATCTGGAAATTGCATTGCCACACCCGGTCCATACCACCATTTAACTGTCCTATCGTCATGAGCCGTTACCTCATCTATATCAAAATCATCAAGTTCTGTATATGCAGGTCCGCCCTCTGGACTTGGATAACTAACACTAGTTAATTTATCTGGAGTACCAGTTGTACATGTTAGAGTAAATACCTTACCCTCAAGCTCTTCTTCAGCACACCAAACCTTAATTGTAGTATCATCTCCAGAATCCTCCCCTAAAGTTCTAGAGGTTAACTTATTATAATAAGGTTTCCATGGAGAACTATCCCAATCATTACTATAGCAATTATTGCTATCTTGAAAAATTGACATTATTGAGGAACAATGCTAAGTAGAATTGTTTCATCGGATGCATTTGATGCTGCTGTAAGCTCTAAGCGCATCTTAGGCATACGTCCCTTAGCATCATAATCATAAACGCCAATAGCCAATGTATCGTCTATTGAAACTCCATTTATTACATCTAGATGTAAATCCACCCAATTATCACCATCCACAGAACCTTGCACGCTTACATCTATTGTAGTTGCATTAGGCAAATTGCCCGCCAAAGCATTAACCACAATCGTAAAATCACCGCTTATTGGAAAATCAAAGGGATGCGTATAATCGGCATCAACTCCACCATCCATATTAAAATAGCAATAATGTCCCATTGTTCCTATAGTACCTGACCCATTTATCTTGGGACCTACTTTAGCCCAATTACTAGCCGGGTCAGCAAGAGCATCTGCATCTGCAGGAGCTAAGTCAACATAAGTTTCCCAGGGGCTGCCTAATAATTCTGCTGCCATTTCTATCTCCTAAATTGATGAATCGGGGGCAAGTTGCCCTGCCCCGTCATCAGTTGTTGTTACGATGGGTCAGAACCAACACCACCAACGCCAAGTAACTCTACATTGCCACCGTCAGCTAAGCCAGCAACATGGAAAGTACCTGCCCATGTAGTATTATCATCTAAACCATCATTCCAGATTAACCTATACCAAGCATAATATATATCAGATAAGTCAGCAGAAAAAGTCTGTAATCCAGCAACATCTGGAGTTACATCGGCAGATAATTCTGCCACTGCTAAAACCCAATTTTTGCCATCAAGAGAACCTTGAATACCAAAATCTGAAGTAACATTTGCTCCCGCAGTCGTAGTATTAAATGCACATGCAATTTTTCTATTATTGCATAGAGCTCCAGGAATTCCCGGACTTAATACAGCCGCATCAGTATCTGTGGGGTCAACTACACCGGTAGATAGCACTAATACGCCACCTTCTTTACCAGCATTTTTCCACGTACTATAAGCAGCATCGGTTACATAGGTTGTTCCATCAGTAATAGTTGCACTACCTATTCCTATTTGTGCCATTTGTCATACCTCCTATGAGAATTTCAGGACTGCATGAGTTTCAGGAAGAGATATTTCTAGACCAGCTTCTGTAATAATCTGGTCACGTCTTCCATCTTCGTCATTAGCCTGAATGTTAGTTTCAATAAAGGTATCACGGCTTAACCCATTACCCACAAGTGGACGATAAGCAACATTAGCCATATCTACACAAACCGCATAATTTTCCCAAGGACCACGAAGTAGTGGCTCTTGAACAAAATGCAAGTTACCATAGATAGTATTAACTACTGTTACGGTATGTCCAAAAGCACCGGGTACATTAGCAACATCCAAACGATACTGTGAAGAACCGACTGAATTGTTTAAGAATGAACCAGCACCTAACTTGTTAAGGTAAGTAATGACTTTACGCGATGCCAATACAAGTTTATTGCCAGAATTTCCACTTTCAGGTGCAAAGTAATCTTCCATTGCATCTAAGAAAGCATCATATCCTGAAGCAGCATAACTCATATTGTATACTTTACCATTGACTTCAGTAAAAGGTACAATACCATGAGTATAACGTGTACTTCCAGCAGTCTCAGATGTAGCACCAGTATCACCTTCAGCGGCAGCACCAGCTACACCTCGACCAAATAGAAATCCCTGCTCAAGGTCCATTTTATGTTCCATAAGCTTTTCGGTCCAAACACGTTTATATTCATCAGCAATACCACGATATTTAGTTGCCATTGCTGTTCCAGAGAAAAGATTCATTGCAGTTTTAAATATCTGGCAATATCCTTCTCTATCAAACATGGCATCTTCCCATCCCTGAGGAGCAGTAGAACCTTCTGGCCATGCAGAGCCAATTACTTGACCTTTAGCACCTACCAGAATATCTTCTGTCGCTGACATATCCTTACCCACAACAAAGAGATCATCAGCATGGACAGTTGTCTGAGCAGCTTCATGGTAAATTTCACCATCAGCAGTAGCACTACCAACTACAGTATCATCTTTGATCTTAAGGATTACAACACCCTCAGTTGTCTCTACTGCTAGTGTTTGACCACCAACAATAAATGGACAGGGTTGATTTGCGGCAATTACGCCCTTTGTGTTATAACCACACTCAACAACCAAAGCAGCGCCAAGAGTGACTCCTGCGGCTACTCCAGCATTATTAATAGCGGTTTTAACTGTGAAATTCCTTCGTTGCCACTGATGTCGTTGCTCTAAAAACTTAAAGACAGGGTCATCAGTCGGTTTCTTAGCTACTTTTGACAAATAAACAAAGAAAGGCGACTGTTGAGGAGCAAGTTCAGCGACACGCTCACCGAAATTAAATATTCGGCGATTGTTATCAATGCTTATTCCCTGTACAGCAGCACCAAACGAAGGACTATATTTACTTTGACTTGTTACGGCCATTGTTTATATCTCCTTATTATTTACCCTAAGTCCAAGGATTCTTAGACTTATGGGAGTTAATTAATTCATCCATAATCGCATCCGTATCATTTCGTTTATCTTGAGGAGACTGAGACGGCATTACACCCATAGGCGATGGAATTTGTTGAGCATTTTTCATCTGCTGAAATTCCTGACTAGGGCCTGCATTAGCTGCAGGTTGCTGTCCAGAAGCCTTATTCATACGAAATAATTGAACTAGATTATCCATAGAGATTGAACCAGGATCAGACATTGTGCGTATAAATTCCTGAGTATCCTCAGGAGAAAAACCATAATGTCCCTGAACGTGTTCGGAAATCTGTTGAACCTGTCTGCCCTGTTGTACCCGGGCTTCACGTTGATTCTCCTGACCTACGATATAATCGTTCTGTTTGTCAAGTTTCTCCTGCATAACTGCTAAATCATACTGATGTCGTAATGTATCATACTGACGTATATCTACATCCCATGATTCCTTCTCTTCGAGATAGCGAGAACTCTCAGACTGTCGATCACTCATAGCCTCTTCATAAGAGAACCCGCTTGGTTTACTTGGCATTTCCGGAGGTGGTGGAAATTCTTCTACAGGTTTAGCCTGCTCTTCGGGAGCCTGGGTTTGCTGATTATTCTCCACCTGTTGGCGAAGTTCAGCTAGTTCATTCTCTCGCTTTGCTGCCTGTGACTGCCAGTATTGATAACGACGTTCATCGTTTTTAGCATCAAGTGGCTGCCCCTGTTCTGGTATTTCCTGAGGTTGTCGAGGTTGTCCTTCTTGAGGAGCCTGAGTTTCCTGTTGTTCCGTCTGCGGTGTAAACGCATCTTTAACGGTTGAATTACTCACCTCGGAGCCTTCATTAGTCTGAGCGCCAAACCTTTGCTCTACCTGACTGTCAAAAGCTTCGACTTCAGGTGTAGTAAATGGATTTTGCACTTCAGCTTGCTGGGTATCCTGTGTATTTTCTTCCATCGTTTGTTTTTCCTTATTTTTAGCGGCCCTTCACACCGTTAGAAGGGGTTGCGCTATCTTTAGTAGCTAAAGCGACTTCACGCTTTAGTCCGGTCATTTCGTCGCCAAGACGTTTTTCAAATACAGTGGCTGCCGCTTTTGCTTTATGGGCAGTTCCATCCAAACCTGATTTAAACTTCTCAACTTCGACTTTCTTTCGCAGATTAACTGCTTCCCTGTCACGAGTCTGTAAATCGCCCTTCAGTGATTTGATCTGCTCACCTGCTTGCTTTAATTGAGCTTGCATTTTTGCGATCACATCAGTACGCTGAAGAACTCCTTCCATATCGAAAACTTCTGTTTTCTTTAGGACTTCCTGCTTATCAATAATGCCGTTTTTGTATGCATCCATATAAAATTCAAGTTCTGCATAACGATTTGAGGGTAAAGTACTACCTGATACATAGACCACGTCATACTTACCTACTGTAATATTATTTATAACTTTTATTTCACCGGATTTATCATCCACTAGCTGTTTATTGATAACATACTCGCTTAAAGAGTTATTTGGTTGAACAACTCTGAATATTTTACGCGTTGTATATAGTTGTTGCATAAGAGGAATAGCTATCTGAGCAACCCTAGTTAATCCAGCTTCTATATCAGAAAGCTTAGATTTAATCTTTCTCTGACCAAATTCATCAAGAGATATAGTAGCCTTATATGTTTGAGGAGCTGCCTGAGTATTACCCATCATCATCTCATATAGTCCAAGTTGATGGTCTATATCTGATTTAGCAGTCTTTTCATTATTATAAAGCTCATTAGGAAGAGGAACCGGCTGAACTGGCATAGGAGCACCATCGGTTGGATCAAATGCTATAGCAACACCAGGTTGTGACCATTTCTCCTCAAATTCCTTCATATCTACACTACCCTCTGGCACAAGTATTTTAACATTAGTTGATGTTGTTGCATGTGCTATAATAAGAGATCGTGTCTTATTAATGAATTCCTGTACCCCTTTTACCATCCTAACATCTGATGTAGGGTATGGGGTTCGTGTATGTATATTCATAAATGGTACTATTGGATAATGCTCTGTAGGAAGAACCCTTGAATAAAGGTAAGCATCCCCCATGATAACACACATCTTAACCCTAGATACATCTACTTCGACAATCTCAAGTATCTTACGATCAGCTAGATCGGCAAAGGTAACCTTTTCCACTGGTATCTCTGGCATCGGCTGATTCATAATAGTATTTGGGTCTTCTCCCATTCGAGTAGCTTTCATAGCTTCTTGAGCTCTTTGCTGTTGTATCTGCATCTGCATCTGCTGTACTATTTTCTGTACCTCTGCCTCGTCAGTAAGCACTCTCTCCCCATTTAAAATCCATGCAGGTTGAGACATATACATCTTAAACTTTTCTTCATCAAGGAGGTCTTCCTTACCTGAGAAGTTCTCATACACCCGATATCTCTTAACAAGCGTTTTAAAGTATCTTTCATATCCACGTACATATTCCTGATCCGCTACCGTATTAACATCTTCAGGAAATTGGGCAGCATACTCATTAGTTGCTCTGCCTGTTTCAGTTATATCCCATCTTTGGTCACTATTGGCATTACGAATAGCCTTTTCATACATAGGATACATTCTTACTGCCTGCTCTTTAGTAAACATCCTTGAAACAATAATGTTTTCAGCATCATCAAAGAACTTATGCCTTGAATTAGGATCAACGTA